TGTGATTAAGTAGAGGTTTCGCAGTGTCGGTATACTGAAACCCCGTCTTATCACCATGTGCAATAAGGTCGTCCCACAAATTGGCCTTGAACATTGCCTGATAGACGTCCAGTAACAAGGCACGTGAATATTTGTCTGTGATATGGTCGAAACTCATTTCTGATTGGTTAACTAACCAATTCTTTAAGCGGCATTGGCTGGATCAACCGGAGCATCGGGATCAGGGTATCCATGAACTTTCTTGAAATTGTTATATAAAATGTCGTATATATTAGAATCAGGCATTGTATCATAATCAATTGCAGTCTTGAAAGTTCCTAGAGGTTTCTTTCCATCTTTCCTTGCCTGTTCATCTTTCCAATATTCAAATATACAAGAAACTTTATAAACGTAGATTGGTTCACCGACAGTGCCTTCTGGTGATCCTTCTGGGACTGGTGCCGTCCCCACCTGCCTTTTGTGAACAGTTGGTGAATTCATACCAGTAGAAGCCCATGTAGCCTTGACTGTCATATCATACTCCTTTAAAACGATGTCGCGATCCACAGTAATACCCATTTATTATAATAACATAATTTAAATGGTTTATATTGGCGTGATAATTGTTGTGGGGTTTTTAGCATTCTACGGTTATTTCATCTATGTAGTAATTCGCGACACGTGCATATTCAACAAAGTTGAAGCGTTATAATCATTATCTAGGGTTCAATTTTCCCTAACAAATGAGTATATTAATTAACTTAGTTGCTGAACGCCAAACCGCCCATCCCACTTTGGATCCGGAGCACGTTGTAGTTCACGGCGAACATGTGCATGTTGGTGGTGTTGGCGGTGTTGGCCTTCTGCACAACCTCCACCTGCGCGTTGTCGATGCGCGAGAAGTTGCAGGTACCCGTGGGCTGATGCTCCTCGGGCTTGAGCGCGAAGGAGTAAGAGTAGATACCCGGGTAGGGGTTCCCGCTGTGGTGGTAGAAGGGCTGCACCTGGTTGAAATACTTACCAGACTGCTCCTTGAACCGGTCCTGACCGTTGAGGATCAGCTTGAAGGTCGACAGAGGACCCACCGAGTGGGTGGCACCGACGGCACCCTCCTCAACCCAGATATTGGATCCAGCACCGTTGGCCAGAACAAGCGGGGCACCGCAGGCGTTGGGCGACACGAAGCAGTTCGCAAGATCGCCGGCCGCCGCCTCCCCACTGGTGGCAACCTGGGTAAGAGCAGTGTTGGAGGTGGTATCCCACATGTCGTTGTAGGTCGCGCTGGTCCCGGTGGCAGAGAAGCACCAGACAAGCTCCTTGACGGGGTGGTTGTAAGACAGACGCACCTGCTTGGTCCCGGCGGCGGTCACAGTGTCCACACCAGTGTGCTGCACCTGCTCGATCAGGTACTCGTGGCCCTTCTGGGCGAACCGGCGGCGCTCCTCGGTATCGAGGTACACATAGTTACCCCACACCTTGACGGCGTTGGTATCGAAGTAAGTCGCATACGCCGCGCTCAGAGTAATATCGAGGCGGACCTCGTGGTACTGGAGAGCAATCAGGGGCAGGTAGAGACCCGGGTTCCGGTTGAAGAAGAACACCATGGGCAGGAACACCTTGCTGGCGCTCAGGGTCCCGGAGGTCATCTTCCCGTACTGGACGCGCTTCGCCTCATCAAGGTAAAGCTCCGAATACAGGCGCCACCACTTCTGGTAGTGCTTGTCGATGCGCTGGCCACCGATGGTCAGCTCGATGTCCGACACGGAACGCTCGGCGATCCACTCCATGGTCGCGGCAGTGTTGGACGAGAGAGCCGCGAGACCGGATTTCGCGGTCAGCTCCAGGTACATCTCACCGATGAGGTCACCGTTGCGGGCAACCGTCACGGAAAGCCGGGCGTTGGCCGCCGCGGTACCGTTCACAACCTGCTCGATGTTCTCCATCGCGAAGTTGGTGTGGCGCTTGTACACCGCCTGAAAGAAGGTCACCTTAGGGCTACCGGTAAGGTAGACATCCTGGGCACCGTAAGCAACGAGCTGCATAAGTCCTCCCGCCATAGTTCACTTTAGTAATAATAGGCAAGAAAATTTTTTAACCTCCTGATACACGCGCTCCTTTAGGGAAGAAAAAATATGGGTAACCAAAAATGAGCGACAGCGAGAGAGAGGAATCCGAAGTGTCCGACACCGAGATCCCAGATTTTTCACAGTTCGTAGATGAGACCGAGGATGTCGACCTGGGTGCCATCCTGGTGAACGCCCTGGAGACCATCGACGGTGACACCGTATGTAGCACATTGGTTGGCATCCGTCAGCAACTTGAGATACATAACAAGATCATGGTGAAAATTCTCAAGTCCCTTGGGGATTTAAAAAAATGAGGCCCAAGTAATATAGACAAATGACGTCAGAGGCAAAAGATCTCGTCCTTCGAATGCTAAATCATGCCCAAGACAAGTCAATAGAAGAACTCACAGCTCACATCACCGATATCAAGCAAGGACTTGATGACCTTCGAGGCAGTGATTTGAGAAGTCTAATCAAATATATCTTTAGCGCTGACATCAATAGTAGTGGTTACCTGGACAATGTTGGTAACGATTTTCACAAGAAGATCCATGGCGTCTACACTCAGAGGATGGCAGGATTGAATGCCATCGAGACCAGGATCAAGAAAGATGCCCCGGAGATATCCGATGAAGCCAGCATGGACATCAGGATCATCAAAAATCAGATTCAACAGGTCTACAAGTGGCTTGGGGCTACACACTCTCTGCAGGATTCCATGGAAAATCCATTGTCAGCCGATGGAGAAACCACGAAGACGATCGAGAACACCGAAGACCTTAATCCCTTTCAGATTCTCATCCTGGACTGCCTGAACGAATTTGAAAGACAGAGACTTCGAAAGTTCAGGGACATGGTCTGTGAAGAGGTGATCACAGAGAAGGGTCATCGGACCATGGCCTGGAAGCCGGTGTGCACGATCCGCGAGAAGCTTCATGCGATAAGTGACAAGAACACGTCACCTGATCGATGGAAGCAGATCACCAAGAGGTCATCCATGGCGAGAGAAGTCGCCACTCACCTGGAAGAACACAACGACATTCAATGTCCCGAGATTGTCAAGAACCGTCACGCCTGGTCTTACCGAAATGGTGTGTTCGTCGGTGATCTCGATGGAAATCGTTTTTATCCCTATGGTTCGTCTGAGATCGGAAAGTTGGACAGAAACTTGGTGACGGCACGCTACTTTGATTCAGACTTTGAAGACTACACTCAGGCAAGTCATTGGTCTGATATTCCCACGCCCCATCTGGACTCGATCATGAACTATCAAGAGTGGGATGTAGATGTCAAGAATTGGATGTACATAATGCTCGGAAGGATGACCTTTGAACTGAATGAAGCGGAAGGTTGGCAGATCATTCCGTTCTGCAAGGGTATCGCCCAAAGTGGTAAGTCGACCCTGTTGAACTTTGTGGTCAAGATGTTCTACGAACCCTGTGATGTGTCGGTGATGAGCAACAACATGGAGGAAAAGTTCGGTCTTTCTGCGATCTACAAGGCGTATGCGTTCATCGGTCCGGAGATTAAGCATGATTTCAAGATTGACCAGGCATCCTTTCAGTCCATCGTGTCCGGTGAAGAGGTCTCGATCGCCATCAAAAATCAGACGGCGCAGACCATTCAGTGGAGCGTGCCTGGGATGCTTGCCGGGAATGAGCTGCCTGGGTTTTCGGACAACAGCGGGTCCATCTTGCGTCGTCTGCTTCTGTTCAAGTTCTCCCGTCAGGTAATGGAAGGTGATGCCAGGTTGTGCGACAAGTTGTTCACCGAGATCGATAGGATTCTCCAAAAGTCCATCTTGGCTTACGTGGAAGCCGTAAAGAACTTTGGCGACAAGTTGATCTGGAACGTGGTCCCCAAAAAGTTTCACGAGTGGCGAGAGCAGATCGAAGGTCAGCTGCACACGCTGGTGGGCTTCATGAAGAGCCCGGCACTGCGCTACGGAGAGGACAAGCAGATGCCCCTATCCTGGTTCCGCTCCAAGTATCGCGAATACTGCT